TTGCCGAAGGCCACGAGGTGCTTGTTACCATCTTCGATGGTGGCGGTGGTGTCGGTGGTGGCGGAGGTGGCGGAGGTGGCGGATGTGTTTTTCATTTTCGTGTTTGGTTTGGGTTGTGTCAGCTTCATTGCCGACAACATAACCTTCCGAAGCAAAGGGTTTTGTGACCTTCTACTTCGTAGTATGGCTTAGAACATCAGGTTCTAAGGGGATGAGGGGATGAGGGATTAGAACCTCAGGTTCCAATCTCGAAGAGATTGCAGCGCGCGAGGCGTCAAGGGTTGACGTCGCAGGTCAGGGGAACAGAATGTTCCTCATGTTCCACGCGAGGCGTGCGCATAGTGCAACTTTGTTGCATTAAGGGCTAAATCGTTTAGTCCCAGCACTTTACAGAGTAAGATTTCCAAAAGTGACCTGAGAAGTAGGCTACCAGAGCCTCAGTCTGCCACGGCGTATGTCGTTGATTCTCAACGATGTGCGCGGTGGACACCCCCACGGGTGGGTAGTGTGGGGGCCGCGTGAGCCGGTGAATCTATCGGTTAGGGGCTCGCAGAATTTTGGCCAAAATCTCAGGGGCTACTCAGGTGAACAGTGCCCCGCGACAGGGTTGCAGAGAGCAAAGCCAGAGAGGCAACATCAATCGGGACCAAGTTGGTGTCGATGATCAGGGAGGGAACTTCGAGGGGCTCCTCAAAGAGGGAGTCCCGGCCAGTGAAGTCGGGGGGAGAGTGGCGATAGAGCCCCTTCACATCTCGGGAGGCGCAGACTTCGAAAGGGCAGCGGACATAGACGTCAAGGAATCTGTCAGCCCCAACAATATCGCGGACCATGCGGCGGTGATCGCGGAGGGGGGTGATGAAACTGCAGACCACGACCGCCCCGGTATCAGCAATCAAGGAGGCGGCTTCAGCAGCACGGCGGAGGTTCTCGGTCCGGTCGTCGAGGGAGAACCCAAGACCACGAGTCAGGCCAGTCCTCAAGACGTCACCATCAAGAGGAGCCGTCAGGACCCCTGAGGAGTGCAGGTCTTCAATGAGCAGGGAGGCAAGAGTAGACTTACCAGCCCCTGACAATCCATAGAGCCAGACAACTAGGCTTTGTTGTCCGAGTAGAAGTTCCCGAGCGTGGCGGGCGGTGTTGGAGGGCATGAAGGACTATGCGTGGGAGGGAGGAGGGTGCAAGAAGGCTTCTCCAACCCCCCAACCCAAACCCCCAGCAACCCAAATCCCAACCCAAATCCCAACCCAACCCCTATTTCAGTAGGGGTGTAGGGGTAGAAAACACCCCTTTTTTCATCCCCCACCTACAACTCCAAGCCTTATTGCAGGCTGGTAGAATGGGTGCTGGTAGGAGATGTAGGGGTTCACTATACTTCTTTAATAATAGAGTATAATATAGGGGGTATGTGCATGCCCCTGTGTTGTTTTATTGTTTCCCGGGAGTTTTATATTTGATTCCAATTATCTCCTACACCCCTACCAAACTGACGTAACTCACTGAGGTTCAACGATTTACAGAGGTAGGGGAGAGAAATACCCCCTTTTTTTACCCCTACATCTCCCACCAAATTCGTCATAGTTCTCTCAGCCTCAGCGTTTTAAGTCCTCAGGATTTACCCCCACCTGTAATTTTGATGCGTTCTTCCTTGCTGCTGGGTTGCAGGGCTGCTATTCCTCTCCGATGCCCCGTATCTCATCCGGTTCAACTGTCACAACCGTCGAAGTCCTGCCTGAAGCGACCCTCGCTATCCTGTCCTTCCTGCACCACTACCCTGACACCCCCATCTACGTTGCCTGTCCGGCCGAGATTGCCTCCCGGGTAGCCTTGATTCACCCTTCGGTGGTGGCTGTCCCTTGTGAGATGCCGATGCCGGACACCGTGGCCACCCATAATGGGTTCCATCGGCCTGATGCCATCCTTCTGAAGATGTCTGCTATGGAGGCGGCCCTCCAGAAGCAGGACGACACTCTGTTCTTTGACGCTGATCTGGTCTTCTTGACGGGCGTCACACTCCCTCTTGGCGATTACGAGCTCCTTCTGAGCCTCAACATGGCTGAAACGAGGGACATGGGGACCACCGCGCTGCGCTATGGCCTCTTCAATGCTGGTTTTTTGTGGACCTCCTCCAAGAGTTTCCCTGCTTGGTGGCGTTCCTCCTACCTGTCCCCCTCTCAGGAGGCTGCTTTCTACGAACAGACGTGTCTGTCCTTGGCTCCGGCGATCTTCCGCACATCATACTTCTCCCTCGACCACAACTACGGCTTCTGGCGTGGTGGTGTGGGCAGTCGCCCTACCTCCTCCATCCATTGCCACATGACTGACGCTCTGGAGATAGACCCGTGGATGCGCGCTAAAGTGCTTCCTCTGCGCCGCGCGGTGATTCAGCGCCTCCCGGGGGCGTTGCTTCCGGTCCTGCGCGAGGTTTGCGGCCACCCGAAGAAGGTTTTCTTCATCCACTACGGTAAGTCTGGCGGGGTCTACTGCAACGTCGCCTTCAAAGGAGTGCTCCGCGGCTACGAACGCCATGATTCATGGGTCAGTAAGCCCGGCGGGGAGGCCCGTGACTGGAGCAAGTCCGAGCTGGAGGACATCCTGACTTCGTCTGGTGTCGGATACCACTACCTCCATCAGCATCATGTCAACGTCACCTCCGGGGACATCGAGCTCGCTCTCAAAAACGGCTGGAAGACGGTGATGTTCTACCGCGACCCCCGTGAGATCATCTGCTCGCTCTACCATTGGGGGCTCAAAGTGGGTGGTGAGACCGGTCACTGCCCTGTCTTTGACGAGCCTCGGTCTTCTTCGATCTCTTTTGACGACTTCTTCCGCCGGATCGTTGATCCTCAGTTCCAGCATAAGTGGGCGCTGCCTTGGTGGGCTGGCATGATTGACCTCCTCCAACCCTTCAGCCCTGAATCCCTTGACGACGTGTGCGAGAAGCTGGTCGGAGCCTACCATCTGCCCCATGAGTGCCTCAATGCTTCCTCGAATCCGGGTTGGCAGACCCATCTCCTGCCTGAGCACCTCACGGTTCTTGAGTCCCTGCCCCGGTATCAGCGCAGCATGGACTGGCTGCAGCGCGCTTCTTGCCCGCCTCCTGACTCTGACGCGCCTCTGCCTATCGAACGCCTCTTTGACCGTGCGTCGTAATTGACGCGCACCAGTCCAAGAACTCTGATACGGGTAGATCGCTCTTCATGGAGTTCACCCGCAGAGCTACGAGCACGGTATTCTTCCGGGTATACCCCTTCGCTGAGCTCAGGCGGTCAAGGCTCACATTTTGTGGCCCCGGGTTCAGGGTCATGGTCCTGCCGCTGAAGTAGCACCTGCCGTGTTGCTCATACCATGTGGTGACAATCCACAGCGCGTCGATCTCGCAGGGCATTTTTTTGGCTCTCGCCCTGCTTCTGGCTTTGGTGGCCATGTTTCGGGCTTTGATCTCGATGCTCCCCCGACTCTTCTGGCGCTCCTGCCTCCCTCGACAGCGTCCGCATAGCTTTCCGCTTGGGTTCGATTTAGATGTGGCAAAGTGCTCTTTGCAGGAGCTACATGGTTGGGTTCCCATAGGGGCCAATATAAAACCCCATGACCCTTGTGCAAGGGCCATGGGGTGGTCGCGGCGGCGAGCCCTATTGCTGACGCTTGACTAGGGCGTCAGAGAGTAGTCGATGGTGTAGCGGGTGATTCCGCACGCCTTCGTGGTCCTAATCAGCGGCTTGTAGTATTCGCTGATCTTGGCGAGAATGCGCCCTACTGCGACCGGACTGTAGCTCCGCATCAGCGGGACGAGGCTCTGATCGCTGTTGATAATCCGAATGAGGTCGGTGCAGGAGCCTACCCAGATGGTCGGCTTGCCCTTCTCATGGATGTCGAGCTGTGACTCCCGCCACGCCTCCAAGATTTCCACGAACCGGTGGTCGGGGCTGGAGTCTCGGGCGCTCTCCACCAGTGCTGGGTGATGGTAGCTCACAACGCCGTAGCGAGGGTTTTTGCGGTCCACGACTCCGGCTGGTGGTTCCCATGCGTCGAGCCACGCGAGGAAATGGGGGAGTTCTCGGGAGAGCATCTCGTCATTTTCCTTCAAGGTGCCGAACTCCGCCTTCCATGTTGGGTGGCAGCGGAATAGGTGCAGCTTATCGAGGATGGAGCCGTCAAGGGTTGGCAGGATGGAGAGTGAGTCGCTGTCGTCATTGCAGGTGATGAAGATGCGCCCAAACCACGGCAGCGTCACAGCGTCCATGTATTTCGGGTGGAACACCAGCTCCGGTGAGGCGGCGTGCTTCTTCAACATCTCCGAGAACCGCTTGTGGTCGTTGAAGCTCGCGGTGCTTTTGGAGTCATCCACGTTCCAGATCGGGCTGGCCCCGAGCTCGCGGTTGAATCCCTTGCCCTCCAGCAGGTAATTGCTGGCGTCTACCGCGCCTCCCATGATCTTGCGCAGGACGGCGATGCCGAGGAAGCTCTTCCCCCTGCTTGGCTTGCCTGCGAGGACGGCTAGCTGCCCGAGGCGGGGCTCGCAGTTCAGGCCGCTACGCCAGAACCGCTGGAGCCATGCGAAGAAGAAGTCGCGCGGATGGCAACCTTCCTGCTCTACGTCTTCAAAAAGGTTCTCGAAGAACTCGTATAGCCACGGCCACTTGGCGGGGTCGCTGTCGGAGGCTGGCTTCATAACGCCGTTGAGGCAGGCGGTATTGAGCATCTTGAACCCGTTGAAGGTGACGACGGGGTTTTCATTGAAGAGGAACGGTCCCTGCCCATCGACTCGGCGTGTTTCCTGAATCATCGTCAGGACTTGCTCCGCTTCGGTGGCGGTCTTGCCCTGCTTGAGGCGGTGGCTGATTCCGGCGACTTTGAGCCGCATCAACAAATCCTCCTTCGAGTATCTCCTCCACTCGTCAGCGATGTAGATACAGTAGGTTCCTGTCCCTGTTTCGTAGTAGGCTTCTCCGGCGGCGTCTGACAGGCGCTTCTGCTGGAACTCTTTGACGAACTCCCCGCCGAGAAGGTCTCCCCATGTCATCAGCCCCTTGGAGGAGCGGGTGGAGAATGAACGCACACCGATGTCGGTGACAACGCAGCCGCTTCGCTCGATGCCGTCCTCAATCCAGAAGAGCGGGCCGCGGGCTCCGGGAACGAATTCCCCCACCCACCGTGCGCGGAAGGCTGGATACCGCTTCTCCAGTGCTGCTGCTACGGCTTCGATCGGGATGACTGACTCGCCATGGTCGGCTCCTTCAAACTTCACCTTCTCGATAACGGAAAGCCAGTTTGAGAAAGTAACCTCGCGGGCAACCTTGCCGCCAACCATCACCCAGCTACGCCCAAACTCCCAATACATCTTGGTGTCGTAGCTCGCTTCATCCAGACCGGGGGCCAGCTTCTCCACGCGGAGTTCTTTGCCCAGCAGGCGGATGAACTTGTCGTCCATCTTGCGATCACCGGTGAGCTGCACGGGCTCCGTAAACTCCCAGATGACACGGGCTTTGTTGGAGTAGGTCTCTGTGACCCACGTTGGCCTGATGCGCTCGGGTAGGGCCCGGCAACGGGTGATGAGGTCTGCTAGGACGATGCCTGCCCCGTCATAGTCAGCCACGAAACCGTGGAGAACATGGGCGGGGTTATCATGAATGTTGACGCGGATGCGCGGGGACACCCCTTCTGCTAGGGAGTAGAAGATGTGGTCGGTTGTCGGCTGCACGCACCACGAACGGAATTCCTCCTTCGTGGGGAATGAGAGTGAACCTTCGAGTTCTGGTGGCCACTCAGAGGGCTCTTCGAGCCGGACGTCGGTTGCAGCCAGATTGGGGAGGGAAAAGTAGGGGGTCATCACTTGTTTGGGTAGGTTTCAACGATCTTGCCTTCTGCGTCTAATGGCAACCCCGGCATGAATGGGGGCGGGGTTCGCATAACTTGCAGTATATCGCGGAGCGCATCCTCTGCCTTGTCTTCCTTGACGAGGCACGTCAACTCATCGTGGACGTGAAACAAAATTGGGAGTCCCAACTCATACTCGATGGTCGGAATGAAGTAGGCGAACACGTCGCGGGCGGTCGCCTGCACGAGGTTCTCTGTCAAACTTCCTCCCCACCACTTCTTGCGCATGATCCCCCGGCCGGAGATTGTCTCCGCTGATAGCCCGCCAAGCTGGCTCGGGCGCATGTATCGCAGGAGACGGCCTGAGGGTAGCTCAACATGGTAGTCCTCCCGCTTTGCGGCTGACTTCACCATGCCTTGCTGCAGTTGATTCCACAGACCATTGCGCCCGCATACCAGCGGTTCGCTAGCGCGGAACGCCGTGACGACGGCATCAGCTTCAGGGAGGCTGAGCTTGATGCCGTAGTTGGCTGCCATGATGACAAACTTCTCAGCACCAGCCCCGTAGCCCAGCGAGAGCACACGGGCTTTGGCGAGGGCGTAGAGGTGGGCATCCTCGTGTTTGAGCTTCCCGCCTTCCCACCCCATAGAGGTGCGTGCGTGAGCCTCGTAGATCGCCATTCCATCGCGGAGCTTCTGTAGGAGTGGCTCATTGCCTACCAACCAAGCCAAACAGCGGGGCTCGATCTGGCTGAGGTCGGCGTTGATGAAGACATATCCCGGCGGGGCTTTGATTAAACTGCGAAAGTCCACGCCAAACATCGGCTTCGACGGGAGATTCTGGACGTTGACGCCATCAGCGCCAGACCAGCGGCCCGTTACGGAAGCCCCGAAGTAGAGTAGTCCGAAGTTCATGTCTCCGGCGGGGGTCACACGGGCCCTCATGGCTTTCAGGCGTTCCAGTAGGGTGTTGGTGCGTCTGAATTCCCGCATGGCGGCTACCCATGGGAAGATGTCACCATATTTGTCCTCCCATGCGGCGCAGTCTGCGGAGTCTTTGGCGAGGCTGGGGGGTGGTTCGATGCCCACCTTGCGGCATTCCTCGGCCAGAGCCTTTGGGCTGAGTGGCTTCTCGTCCCCCGTGTGATACCATGGGATGCGAGTGCCCGCCTCCCAGTTACGGCGCTCCAATTCGGGGATAGCCTCGTCAAGTCGCGGTATGTCGATCGGAAGTCCATCCCACGCGATGGCCCGAGTATGACGGGAGAGCAGCCGCTCGCTGTCAGGCCACTGACTGCTGAGCATTTGCCATAGGTCGAGGGTAAGTTCCGCGTCGCGCGCGGCATACTTCGTGACTTCTTCGCGGAATTCAGGGGTCATAGAAGACCATTTCTGCCCCTTCATCGCGGTTCGAGTGTCCTTTGACACCTCCTGCTTGAGGTAGAACTTGGAGGCTCCTGCAAGGTTACGCGGTCCCCCAAGATAGGCGCAGAGGTCCGCCGTGCAGTGCGTGATCTCCGGTTCTGCGGTAGTTGGGATGATACCGTCCTTGCGGAGGCGTTTCAGGACGAGCTCGTCAAAGCTCGCGTTGTGGTGAATCCACTGCCAGCCTTCGCCACTGATCTGTGACCAGTCAAAAAGCACGGGTGGTCCAGCATACTCAATGCCGGTGTCAGTTTTAATCGTCACCATGTAGGCATCAAATCGAGAGTCGAAGATATAGTTCCTCGTTCCCTGAAGTGTGATGCCAAATGTGTCGTCGTAGTAGGTTTCAAAGTCGATCGCCGCTGTTTTCATTTAGGTTCTTGATGGTTAGGGCGGAAGGAGTCACCTTCCGCCCTTGGGGTCATTGCATGTTAGGCGGCTTGGTCGAGCACGCCGGTTTTTGTTTTGGTCTTCGGGAACATCTGATGGGGACGGTTGTCGATCAGGTTCCCGACGTGGTTGGCATCCATGAGGATAGAGCACCCGGCTGAGATGTGCGCGAGGTGGGACTTCCCAGATTCAGGGTCGTTGTCCTCGCCGGAGGCATACGCGAGTAGGTGGCGCATGATCGCTCCGACATAGGTCATTGTCTCGACCTTGTTCCCTCGCCAGTTCCACGGGCCATATTTAATGGCTCCGAGGGCCAGCACCCACGCCGTCTGCATCATAGCAAACGGCGGGAGTATGTGAAGCGGGCACTTTAGTTTACCCGCTTCACCCTTCGGATCAGTCATTCCAGTCGCCACAGCTTTGCCTTTGATGGGTCTTTTGGGCATACGCGAAGGGCGATTGAGATATTATTCCGGCTGGCCAGCGTGTGCAGCGACTTCATCAGAGCCGAGTCCACCACAGTAGGTTTCGGCTCCACAGGCGACAGACTCCGTAGAAAGGCTGTCAGGTTGGTTATCGAGGGAGAGCTCGGGCTGGGTTTCTTTTTCAGCGGTTTCTTTGGCTTCTTGGATGCGGTCGTTGACATATTTGTTGAGGGTGTTGTTGAGTGAGTTGAGTTGAACCAGCACCTCAACGATTTGAGCTGGGCCGAACTGCGCTGGTCCGAGTTGTCGATCGAGGTAGAACTGGATGTCTCCATCCGGTTTTTCCATGATGACGAGCCCAACGCTGGTTTGGTCTTCGAGGGTGACCACGGTCTGAAAGTGCGTGGAAGGGAGGGAGGTTTCAGCCGACTCTTCTGAGGGGCTGATGGTCTGGTTTTGGTCAGGTGTCATGGGTTTTGTTAAGTAGGTGGGTGGGGGTTATTTGATGAAGAGAAAGCCCCTCCGCCACAAGTGACAGAGGGGCCCTCAGTTGGGTTATTCGCCGCGACGGATAGCGTTGGCGATTTCTGCGTCAGCGTCAGACAAGCGGCCACGGAAGGTTGGGACTGGTGTGACCCAAGTCCCCTTCGCGCCTTTGTTGACACTTGACGTCAAACTCCACTTGCCTGTGTAGAGCCCCTTGCGGAGCGTAAACTGGCGAGCAGTCAGGAGAGCTTTACCGAGACTGGTGTATGCACTCCGGCCCACGCTGTAGATCACAGGGGCCCAGAGGTCCCCAGCGATCTCATACATGAACAGGTCGCGCACCGCTTCGGCGTCTTCCATTGTGTCGAGGGAAGCGTCCTTCTTGATGAGCATGAAGATGTGGGCCAGCTCAGAGAACTGGTAATCTCCAAAGCCGATGGTGCCTCCTGCTGCGCGAACCTCTTCGGCACTGTCATAGACAGCTCCGCGTTCGGCGTCGCCATAGGGGCGCTTCTCCTGAAGCTGCTTCTTGAGCGAGAGAGCGATGAACTCAAGCGGACGAGGAATCAGGCAGGTTTTATTGAGGATGAACTCTCCGAAGCCGAACTTGTCCGGCAGGTCTCCCGTGCGCTGCACGAGATTAAGCCGTGGAAGGCGGAGGTCAGAGAGGTTGACGTCACCTTGAACATCCAAGTCAGAAGCCGCAGCAACACTGGTGCTAAGCGCGGCAGGAGCCACGACAGCAGGTGTTGTTGTGCGGACGGGGTCCGCTGCGACTGGAGTGACATGAGTCGAGGCGAGGCGCTCAGCGGGGGCTGGAACTTCCTCGGTTGTGACTGGGGTGGATGAACGGCGGGCGAATGATGTAACGGGCATAGCTTTTAGTTTCTATAGGTTTGTGGTTTCTTTACTTTGTCCTGATGGGGTCCAGTTTGTGGTAGACCCCCTCGGACACCAAGGCTCCGGCATCTTGGAGACGATCCGTGAGCAGAGCCTTGTATTTCGCCTTCTCGCCCCGAGGGGCTGATTCGGTGAAAATTTCTTCGAGCTTGCCGATACTGATACCGGTAGCGCAGGCGAGCATGTCTTCCCATGCCACCTTATCTTTGAGTGCCTCGTAGGCCAGCAGCGGATTGTTCACGCGGCGCGGCTTATTGACTTCAACGAGGCGGAAATCTTCGGGGACAATCCCCTCTGTGAGGGCTTGTTCGAGTGCTGCTGTCTGAACATCTTCAGCCCATTTTGCAGCGATCTTAGCTGCTCGGAGCAGGAGGCCCATTGTCTTCGGGTCACGAATCTCGCCGGGGCGCATGATTGGGTCGTCAAGAACTTCAAACACGGGATCATATTTCGACGTGATTTTGACGAGCTTGCGGGCCAGCGGACGGCAGCGGGCACGATTGCCGCAGAAGTCGCAGGCTTCGCATAGTGGAGTGAACAACTTCTCCACATCTGCCGAGAAGAAGTCAGTGCGGGCCAGCTTGGCACGCTCAATGACGTGCTTGATCTCCTCACCGAGTTTCTCCATGTCACGATCTCTGTCCCATGTGTGGTAAGAGATAGAGTCGAGCTTCGGCTGCACGAGGTGGACAGTGATTTCCTTGATGCTTGGGAACATGACCCACACACCATAGGTGTAGGCTTTCATCTGGATGTTCTTCTCCGCTTCACGGACGGGCATGATGCCGAACTTGAAATCAACGATGTCAGCCTTGCCGCCCTTCTTGATGGCGAGGGTGTCGAGGAAGCCCCACTGATCGAAAACCTCGACACAGATTTCGCGCTTCACTTCGATTGCCCCGTCCGCAACATCGGCCTCGTAGCCCATCACCATTTCGACGAGCATCTTTTCCTCGTCGGTGAGTCCGGTCGTGTCCCCAGTCTCGCAAGCAGCGTGGCATCGAGTGCCCTGCTCTGCGGCCATCATGCCTGATGCGCTGGACGAGCCACCTATGTAGCCCGGGCAGATTGATAGGGGGTCAAGTTGTGAGGGTGAGAACGGAGCGTGCCCTCGTTCACCACTTTTTTTCACAGCATCCTCACCTGTGGGAGGCGTTGGGGACACTTCTGGAGTGGTCGCCTCGGGTGCTGGAGGGGCGACGACTACTTCTGCTTCGACCGGAGCCTTTTTCGGCTTGCGCTCTCGCTTCACTTTGGGGATTTCAACTGCGGGCGCTGGTGAGACAACAGCAGCTTCGGCTGGGGATTCGACGACAGTGGCGTCGATTTCAATGGAACCCTCTTTGGAGGGAGTTGGGTATGTTGGTGTTCTTGGCATAGTGGTAATAAACGACTTCTTGTGCAGCCGGTTCATGTTGTCAATCTTGATTTGCACAGATTCTAAAACTTTTTCTTCGACAGACCCGGCCGCCACGAGAACGCGGTTGATCGGGTCAGATTTTGCTCCTGCTCGGTCAATGCGTCCGAAGACTTGGTCCATTACTTTCGCATTGTAGCACGGGGAGATGAGAGACTCGCGTGGTCGGACGGCCGAGTCAGTGTGGTGCAGGTTCACGCCGGTCCCACCCGCTCCGATATTGCAGATTAGGACATGAACCTCGTCCTCTTGGAACGCATCAATCACTTGCTGGCGCTTTGCGATGCGGGGCTCTTCGCCCCAAATCTTCCCAGCGGTGACCCCATCTGATTCCAGCAGGTCGCAAAGGTAGCGCACACTCTGATTGAAGTTCAGGAACACCACTACAGACTTCCCTTCTTCAAGACGGTCATGCACCATCTGGCGGATTTCAGGCATTTTTAGGAGCTCAACCTTCTGGCGAGCTCTCGTCAGCTTGACGACGGCCTCGGCTGGGTTGCCCTTCAAGGTTACCTTCTCTTCGTCCTCTTTATCGAAGATGGCCTGCAGCTCGTCGCTGCACTCATCGAGCAACTTCTTGATCTCCCCTGCGCTGCCGAAGGAAATGGGGTCGTAGATGATCTGGCCATTAGGGAAGAACTCAGCCAAGTCTTCTCTCGTCAACATGCTCCCGTGTGACGGGTAAATAAGTCGGCGCAGTCGATCGAGATGTGCATCACTTCCGGGGCGCTTGATAAATTCAAGGGCTCCCCAAGCGTTGGACGTGGCTCCAAATCGTGTAGCCCACCCGTAGAAGTCTTTCAGGAAATGCAGCCCGAGCAGGTAGCCCATGGCCCGCAATTCCACAGGGTTCTCGCAGGCGGTCGCGCTGAGCATAAGCGTCGGCAGCGCCTTGGATGCGATGAGCATCTTCGCGTTCTGTGTGTAGTGCCCCTTGCAGGCATGCACCTCGTCAAACACCACCAACGTCTTCGGGGGAAGGTTGTAAAAGAACGACCCTTTCTTCCAATCCCCGAAGCCCGACTTCCCTGTGCGGAGCTTCTCGTAGTTGATGATGCCGACGACTCCAGCACCCTGCTCCTTGAGAACACGGGACCAGTTCACCAGCGTGGCTTTGGGTGCGATGACAAACACACTGAGCCCCAGACGCTTTGCCACTTCGGCTGCGCACAAGGTTTTGCCTGTTCCTGTCTTTGATGAGTCAAGGGCCGCGTTATGGCGGCTGATGACGTTGGCGAGCACTTCAATATGTGCTTCTTGCTGTGGGTATGGTTTCTTCATTTTAATGTTTTTGCGAACTCCCAAATCAGGAGTGAATCAGATATTGCGTGAGTGACTTTGATGGTTGGGAAACGCTTCTGCGCCTCCCCCTTGAGCACGTTCTTCCAAGCGGTGTAGCCACCGGCAGAGGATTTGGTTCCAAGGCGGAAGTGTTTCTGCCATGAGTGGGGATCAACTTCGACGATGCGAATGGACAGCGCCAATGCTGCCCCCGTCAAGAGCCCCGCATTGCGGTGGAGCTTTGCCATGCTGGCTCCGCTGACGCGGCCTCCGGGGACTGAGACGAAGAGGGGCAGCTTCTCAATGACGAGGACAAGGGAACCCTCGTCATAGTTGGAGTTCACGGCTTCCCGCAAGAGTTCTACGACATCCGCTTCCGTGTCAGGCATGGAAGTGACTGCGTGAGGAGACACCTCGTCCTCGGCTCCGATTACGATTCCGCCGCTAAGGCCGGGGTCTACTGCGATGATGGTTTTCATAGGGTGTTGTCAGGGGTGATACCAAACCACTCAACTGCGTCTGGGAGGAGCACAAGCCCTTTGTAGTGGGCTTGCAAAACACGGGGTGAGTTGCCCACTTGCTCGGCTACTTTCCACGCATCACGCTCCTGTGCCATGGCATAGGTGACGTATGAGTGGCGGAGGGCGTTGTTCTTCCACTCCACACCAGCTTCTTTGGCGAGTGTGCCGATGTAGCGGTTCAAATTTGGGATAAGGTGTTGGGGAACGACAAATCCCGACTTATCCTTGACGTGTTCCAGCCACGCAGCCCCGTTGTCGGGAAGCAGTGCAATGCGCCGAGACGACGTCTTTGTGATCTTCGGCGTCAGCCTCACGGCTTTGTGAGGGAGGTCGATGTCTACCCACCTCAAACGTCCGATCTCGCTGGAGCGTAGTCCGGCGAAGCCCCCAAGAATAATTAGGGACATCAGGAACTCTTCTTCTCCCCCAACCAGCATACCTGCCACAGTCAGTAGGCGGCGCATTTCTTCAGTCGTGAAGAACTCGGGCTCCAACGGAACCTCCTTCGGCTTCCTGATACGCTCGGCAAATGTGCGGCGGTCGTAGGGTAGGTAGTCATTATCCCGCGCCCAGTTAGCGAGAGTCTTGACCGCTCGAATATAGTTGGCCTTCGAGGTCTGCCCCCAGTTTTTGGGTATGGAGCAGAGCACTTCTTCTGGGGTGACTTCTTCCAGCGGCGCTTCCTTGAAGTATTTCATGAAAACGCCCATGTGCTTGCGCACCGTGCGGATGTGGTGGATGGAGAGCCCCTCAAATCTGTGACTTTTCAGATATGCCTGAACTGTCGAGGTGGCGGTTTTTGGTTTGGTTGACTTGGTTTTGGTCATGCAGTAATGTGGCAGAGTCGTAAAAAACAACAACTATGGCCTCAGTCAAGAAAAAACATTCACGAACTTCAATTCCTTCCGAGAGGGAGGTCTATGGATTGATCTGGGGCCCTGAAGTCAGCGACCTCGACATCGAGCTTCTCTGCTATCGTGAAGGAGCTCCCGATTCTCCCGGCAAGCCTCACCACTTTCGCAGGACGGTAGACCTTCTCTGGAACCAGCCATCCTCCAGCAAGCACTTCGTCTGGCACCCGTGGGCGGAGGAGATGCTCGAAGCCATTTGTGCCAACAAGTATCTGTCAGTCGGGGGTTGCGCGAGCTCAGGTAAGACTGACTTCTTCGCAGTATGGGGGCTCATTGAGTGGCTGTGCGCCCCACACGCGACGCAGGTTCTCTACACCTCCACCAGCCTCAAGGACAGCCGCAAGCGTATCTGGTCCACGGTTGAGGATTATTTCCAAGCGATCCCCGGGCTGCCCGGTAAGCTGGTCTCTTCGCAAGGTGTGATCCGGTTTGAGGCTGACGGTATCCAATCTGACAAGTTTGGTCTGACCCTCGTCGCCTCTGACCGCAAGAAGGAACGTGATGCGCAGAACAAGTTCATGGGTTTCAAGGCACCGCGTCTTCGACTGGTGGCTGACGAGTTGCCTGAGCTCGCAGACAGCATCTTGACGACTGCCTTCTCTAACCTCGCCCGCAATGAGGACTTCAAGATGGTTGGCATTGGGAACCCCAACTCGCACTACGACCCTCACGGCCGCTTCTCCGAGCCGTTCGACGGGTGGTCGTCGGTCACCGAAATGGATTACTCGTGGCGCACCAAGCATGGCCAGTTCATTCGGTTCGACGCGGAGCGCAGCCCCAACATCACGCTCGGGTTCATTAAATACGCGTTCCTTGCGAAGCAGGATGACCTCGATGAAGCCGCCAAGCTGGGTGAGAAGTCCGTTGCCTACTATCGAATGGTGAAAGGATTCTGGTGCCCGATTGGAGCGGAGGACAGCATCTACTCTGACGTCGAAATTGAGCGCGGTGGGGGGACTTCCTCGCCCGTGTGGTCTCACGACAGTCCTAAGAGCCGGGTTGCTGCCCTCGACGTAGCTTTCACCGCTGGTGGAGACCGGTGTGTTCTGCGTTTTGGGACAGTTGGCAAGACGTTTGGTGGTGTGAGGCACCTCAACTTTGACGAGGTCCTGCTCATTTCGGAAGATGTCACCAACAAAATAGACCCCCGCACCCACCAAATCTGCCGACAAGTCCGCGACGAGTGCGTCAAGCGTGGGGTAACCCTCCGCAACTTTGCCCTCGACGCCACGGCTGGCGGGGCTCCTTTTGCTGACGTGCTCGCTGTGCTGTGGGGGCCTGAGTTCCTTCGGGTCAACTTCAGCGGACGCGCTTCAGACGTGCCGGTCTCATCATCTGACAAGTCCCCCTCCTATGAGAGATACCATGACCGTGTCTCTGAGCTGTGGTTCGCAGGCAAGGAGCTGCTCCGGGCTAAACAGCTCAGCGGGCTTGACGCTTCCACGATCCGCGAAATGGTCTCGCGCAAATATGATACCGTCAAGGGTGGGGGTAAGCTGCTGCTCCGGGCTGAGCGCAAGATTGACATGAAGGACCGTGTTGGGTTCAGCCCCGACTTGGCTGATGCTGCTTTCATTCTCATAGACCTCTGTCGTTCCCGCATGGGGTTTTCCTCCGTAGAACGTCCTGCCACTCGCCCGGCTTCTGGCAAGCAGGTTTCCTCGCTGAAGAAGGCGCTCAAGCGCCTTGATGTAGCTGGTCGCGCCCGTAGGTTCTTCTGATATGAAAGTCGTATCCCCAGCCAGTCGCCTACATGAGGCGTTTTATGCGATGGGTATTCTTGCCCACATTCCCGGCGGCCCCCACCACGTCTACTTTCCGCTCAGGGAACCAGCCGCACGCGACTACTTTGACAGCATCAAGGCGATCTCGGGCCGCATGCCGTGGATTCGCAGCGTCCAGCGTGGGCTCCCTCCACTACAGCAGTATGGGCTCGATTTGCGCCCCTACTCATCCAAGCAGGAAGGGAGGGCCATGCTCACGAAAATGAGCTATTACTGCGGACTCTACGCCGCCAAGCCGTGGTTTGAACGGCTAGCTGCAACGGGGACTCATGTCGTGCTATCCCGGTCGCTCCTGCAACAGAACCCGCTGTTTCCTTGGGGGGCATTGATGGCATCCCTGCACCGGCACAGCCTGATCTTTATTGGCAGTTCTGAGGAGCACACCGCTTTTCAACCCCTCATCCCTGAAGGAGTGACCGTCGATCACAGGCTCCCGGATGACTGGGGCGGGTCAACTCTTAACACTTGCTTGAGCGCCTGCCTCTGCATTGGAAACCACAATCCCGTGATGGCCGTCGCCGAGGGAGCCCGCGTGCCTACGATCGCGGAGGTCAGCCTCAGCAATCCCGACAACATCTACGTTCGGCCGGAGTCAAATGCTTGCTTCACCAACTGGGCTGAGATTCCTTCGAGTTTTCCAATCATTGGGGGCAGCGCCGTGCAAGCTCAGGCTGAGGGTATCTTGGATGCAGTCTACGCCAACTGGCCCACTCCTCCGGGAGGGTGGCGGGTGACGGTTTCCGGCCGAGCTACTCGGCGGTTTGACACGATCGACGACGCCTGTTTCTACTACTGCAAGTATGCGCCTGACTTGACGATGTCTAACCGAGAGTATGCTCGCCGCTTCATTTTGGAAGAAAACTTCAGGAGCTTCCCTGAATGGGCTGACGAAGCTATCGCTCGCCGACTGTTCCGAAAACCTTCGCTTGCGCTACGCGCGGCTGCTCGTAAAATAAAACTTCGGAAATTCCTCCCACCCATCAGCAGCTACCTGTCGGACCTATGCGACTGACCATCCCCGTCTCCCCTGACACCATCCCCCATCTACCCGCGTTGCTCAAGATGTTGAGCACTTCAACCCCCGGGGAGGGCCACCAGCTTTACATCCTGACGGCTGCCGAGTGCCTGCCCGTAGCGGAAAAGTTCTCCGCTGATGCACGCCTTAAAACCAAGTTCGGGGGAGTGACGCTGTCGTCGGCGTCAATGTCGTTGATGGCTCACCCACACAACTTTTTGTGGGTGACTTACTTCCGCAACCCACATCCTGACACTCTTTGGCTTGACCCCGGTGCCGCGATCGTAGGGGGTCCGGGTTGGCTGAGCCGAATTGAAGATAGTCTGCGGTTTGCCACCTCGCTCCTTATCGGGGCGCAGAATCTGCACACCACCGGAGTCTACCGGTCAGGAGCCTTCAAGCGCCTACGGGCTTGGGAGTGCCCTTGCTTCCGAGGCATCTCCCCTCCTGTCCACCTTGCTCACGGCAGCCAACTAATTCCTTTTCATCGGGAGTCCTCTCTATTTTACTGTTCTGACACTGCAGTTGACGCCCCTCCCCCCGTCGAGGTGGTGATCCCGCGGACTTGGGGCCGGGCTGTTACACTGGTCCCGTTGACGGAGACTCCCCGTGACCGGACCTACCTACCCCCAGTTGAAGTCACTGAGGTTGTCACCCCCGAAGTCAGCCCCGAAGTCAGCCCCGAAGTCGTCAAGGTTGACACGGAGCCCAAGACCGAGGTTATTGCTGCCGCCTCTCCGCGGGTTGTCCGTCGAGCCAAATCCTGACTCCCATGCAAAAAGCCCTCCTTGAATTCCAGCAGACTGATGACGGTCTACTCACCGCTTCCACTGAGGGGCGCATCCCCGATCGCCGCATGGCTGACGCTAAGTCTGCTCACGCGGCTCTCCGCAAGATGATCGACGACGACGCTGAGTCGAGTCGCGGGAGGGCGCAGTTCCAAGCGATGTTCGACGGTCAGCGCCCTTATCGGGATGAAGATCTTATCGAAACGGGTCAGGGCGGGCGGTCAAACCTCAACTTTGACGAAGCTGGTGCGCTGCTGGAGTTCAGTATGAGCGGCTATGTGGACCTCTTCTCTAATACTGACGAGTTCCTTCGCTTCCGTCTGCGACCCAATTCTTTTCCTGCACCACAACGCCTCGAATATGAGGCCCGGATCAGCAAGATTTTCACGAGCATGCTCCGCAAGTGGAGCAGCTTCTTCCACAAGTTCCTCTATTGCTGCCACCACTTCATCGCAGATGGGGTCTCGGTATGCTACTACCCAGACCATCTCGATTGGCGCTGGCATGTGGCCAAGCTCGGCGACTTTTTCTTCCCACGCCACACGCTTGCTGACCCCGGCGCTATGGAGCTCGCTGGCAGTATTCAACGCTACCGCCCATCTCAACTCTATGCATACATCAAGAACCCCACGCAAGCGGCTGAGCTTGGCTGGGATGTGCAGGCTGTTCGCGACGCCCTTGTTAAGTCTGTCGGAGCTAGCGGCGATCGCCGCGTCATGGACTGGGAACAGGTTCAGGAGCGTTTGAAGAACAACGACCTCTACTTCGATTGTGTGGGCAATGAAATCCCAATCGGACATCTCTGGGTCAAGGAGTTTTCTGGCATGTGGTCACACTACCAGTTTCTTGACATCGGCACCCCGGACAAGTTCATCTACAAGAAGGAGGACAAGTATCCTTCCAACCGGCCTCCATTCCACATCTTCATGTTTGGTATCGGGTCCAACGGATACGTCCACAGCATCCGCGGCCTCGGGTATAAAATCTACCCGCACATTCAAGTGTCTAACCGCTTGAGGAATCAGGTGATTGACTCGGCAATGTTGTCCAGCTCCGTGATGATTCAGCCCGCCGATGAGCAGGCTCTCGCCGATCTGTCACTGACCTACTACGGCCCCTACTCTATCTTGACGCCCGGAAACAAAGTCATCGAACGCACGATCCCAAATCTCGCCAACAACGCGATGCCCGTCATCAATGACATGTCTTCGTTGCTACAGAGCAAGTCGGGCCAATACAGTTCGGTGGGGATGTTTGCTGACGACAAGGAGCGCACCCGATTCGAGGTTGAGGCGTATGTCGCCCGCATGAGCAAGCTCAGCATCACGAGCTTGAACCTCTTCTACGAGCCCTTCCAGAATCTCTTGCGCGAAGTTGCTCGCCGCGTGTTCAACCCGGCCTATGGCCCTGATCTCCCCGGCGGAGACCTTGTCATTGAACTCCGTGACCGCTTACTTGAAGAGGGTATCCCGCCAGAGGCATTTGGCGTCATTGACTTTGACCGGTGCTCCGTCAACCGCGCCGTCGGCGGTGGTTCACCTGAAGCTCGCCAGCTCATTCTCAACGAACTCGCCAAGGAAGCCCCGGCCTTTGACGACGTCGGACGCCATAACTTACTGCGCGATCGAATCGCAGCTCGCGTTGGCTATGAACTGGCTGACCGCTACGTCCCTGAGTCCAATGAGCCACGCCCAACCATTGACGACAAACTCGCCGTGTTGGAAAACTCGCACCTCATCGGTGGGGAGGACATTCAGGTTCAGTCCAACGAGCTGCACTTAATCCATTTGAAACACCATGACGCCCGCTTGCGTCAATTCTTTGACGCGATCGAAGCCGGGGACACCCCGCTGGGTGAGGCTGTTCAGCCGATGGTGATGATCCACGCTCATGCGACACAGCACGTCGAGATGGGTGGAGTCGATCCAGCTACTTCTGACATGGTCGCTGTTTACCGTCAGCAACTCCAGCAATACGGAGAGATGATTTGGAATGGTCAGGAAAAACTAAAGGCCGAAGCCCGCAAAGCTGAGGAGAAAGCGGCTAGTGAAGCCCAAGAGGGCCAGCAGGCGCAGCCTACGCAGGACCAATCCCTCCCTCCCGAGATGGAGCGCAAGCTCATCGAACAGAACCTCAAACTTCAAATGAAGAAGGAGGAGCACGAACAAAAACTACAGATGCGCCAAGCTGAGTTTGCTCAAAAGCAGGCCATCTATGATGCCAAAGAGGCCGCCAAGCTCCGCCGCCTCGGTGTGTAATTTCCATGCCCTCCACTACCCAAGCACCTATCCCGACCACACTCACTGAGTGGTCAAGGTCCGACAGCCATCGTGACCTCCTCGGCATTGCTTTGCGCCAGCCTTTTATGGTTGGGGCTTTTGCGGTGTTGCGTTACATGAATGCGCCCAAATCCTTGACGACATCTGACCCCAGCGCCGGAGCCCTCTGCCACCAATACCACGCTGGTTGGGAGGCGTGCCTGCGGGCGCTACAAGACCTCCCCGGGTTCAATGAGGGGGCATTCTCCAAAATTCAGAAAGCCTCTGAACTTGAACAAACCGGTCCTTGGAAATGGGCCGCTAACTCCCCCAAACCTGACTCCGCTCAGTAACCGCGATCAACCCCCACATCACCCACCCCCAATATGCTCGTCGACCCCGCCAACCCAACTGCTCCTGAAGCTCCTGTCCGAGACACAATCATTGACCGCCTTGGGGCGGTTGACGACTTGTTTGCTGAACCACCTGCGCCTGATCCTTCCAACCCGACTCCACCGGCTGACCCTTCTACCAATCCGGCCAGCCCTCTACCAGCGGACTCTGATAAAGACGACATGGCTTCTTTCCTTGAGAAGGAAGCCGCGCCTGCTGACCCAGACGCTTCGAGCGTCAAACCTGACGAAGCAGATGACAAGGTTCCAGATGGGCTAACTGAAAAAGCTGGTCAACGCTGGAAGGAACTGAAGTCTGAGATCAAGGATTGGAAGCGGAAATTTGAAGAGGCTTCCACATCTCAAGCCCCGCCTGAAGCGGTCAACAAGCTGAAAGCTGCTGAAGCCGAAGCCACCTCGCTGCGTGAGAAGCTCGAAAGCTACGAGCGTGAACTGACCGGAGTCAAACTTGAAGCTACAGAGGAGTATCAGAAGCGCGTCATCCAACCGCTCGACACGGTTCGAGCGACGGTGGAAGACCTCGCAGATACCTACGAGCTGGACATCGAGGCCCTCAATTCGGCTGTTGTGGAAGACAATCGCAAAGAGCGCGTCAAGAAGCTCGCTCGATTGGCGGAACCGATGCTGGAGCCCGATCGTTTGAAGCTCTACCGGACTGCTGAGGAGTTTGACGCCATCGTCAACACCAAGACCTCGCTTGAAGAGAACGCGGCCGAGACCCTTCAGCGGTTTGACCGAGAGCGTGCAGACACTCAGCGTCGCCAGTCGGTCGCGGAGCTGCACAAACAGAAAGAAGCCGCCGACCAGATGTGGGAGTTGATGGCCCGCAAGCTACCCTTCTTGGCAGACGAAGCGACTGCCAAAGCCATTCGCGCTGAGGCAGATACCGTAGATTTCAGTTCCGCTGATTCCGGGCTTCGTGCCTACGGTGCCTACGCCGGGGCTGCGCTGCCTCGTCTTTCCAAGGCTCTGCGTGAGAAAGATGTTCGGATCGCTGAGCTGGAGCGACAGATTGGTGCTTTCAAGGGGGCGGCCCCTACTGCAGGTGGTAGTGCGCCTGCCTCCGGCCCTAAACCGGGATCGTTCCTTGACGCCATTGAACAGGGACTTGGAGGGCGATAAGATTTTCCTTGACTGATAGGGGGCTCGTCATAGTTTGACGGCGAGTTCGCTCGGTATCTCCAAAACCGTTCACCGTTAGAGTCTATGAGCCTACCTTCCCTTGGCTCGGGGAGTTCATCTGTCAGTCAATCCCACCCCCTCTCTACCCCCTACTTTTATGCCTGCTACTCTCTCTGAATCCCAGCTCGATACGGTCAACTCTATCCTCGTCAGCGAGGCTGGTCGCATCGGTCCTGACATCTACACCAAGTCGCTCAACACGTCCGCGTGGCTCAACCTCGCTCAGCGAGGTGCCTTCCCTGACGAAATGGGCGACGTCATCAACGTCCTCACTTGGGAGCGTTCGCTTCCTGCCAACGGTCTGACGTGGACCGACGTCAACACCCAGCAGTATTTCAACAATGCTGGAGGTGACGGCTCGCTGAGCCCTGATCCCCAGACGTTGGCAAGCTGTCTCCCGACCGCCGCTAAAATCAGCTTCGGTCAGACGGTTCGCTCCTACGGCCTCAAGCAGGCTGCTGTGCAAAGCCCGAAAATCTGCGTCAATGACCTTCGCTTTGCTGCGAAGCGCAAGGACCAGCTCACGGCGATGTTCAACATCCTCAAGGACAACACCAAATGGGCGTGGGAAACCTACTACCGCGCGGTCTACGCTGACTTGGCTGAGCACAAGGTCGTCGTCACCTCTTCGCTCACCAGCGTGGATGGAGCTGCCACTTGGGCTACGCCTGTTGTCGGCACCGTCGCCGCAATGCGACACCTCTCGCAGGGCATCCTCGACCGCGTCTACCTCAAGCTCGTCCGTGAGGGCGCTGAACCTTGGGGCATGGAGAACGGTCGCCCAATCTACGCTGTGGTGCTCAGCCCTGAAGCTCAGGAGTTTCTGTTCCGTGGCATCGGCGGGCTCAACCTGCGCGATGACTTCCGCTACAACAACTCCCGCGTCAACGAGCTGCTCGCCCCTCTGGGTGTCGAACGCTCCTACAAGGGTTGGTTCTATCTCGTGGACATGTTCCCTCGCCGGTTCAATGTCACCGAAGTTCCCGCCTCCAGCCCCACCGCCTACCAGTGGACTGAAATCCTTCCCTTCGCCCCGGAAGAAACCACCAACGGACGTCGCTTCGTCCTCAACTCCGAGTATGAAATCGCGGATGTTGAAGAAGCCTACGTCTTCGTTCGCGAGGCCCTTGAGTTCCAAGTGCCGAAGGCGATCACCGCTCCCGGCGGTGGCACGGCCTTCTCGACGCTGAACTACATGGGTGACTTCCGTTGGCTCAACATTCCGCACGAAACCACCAACCCTGACGGGACGATTGGTTTCTTCCGCGGTGTGATGAGCGTGGCCGCCAAGCCACAGGCTCCCGACCTCGCCACAGTGTTCCGCTTCCGCCGCTGCGCCCCGAGCGTTGCTGGTCTGGCCTGTGACGCCACCAGCGATCCTGCTCCGATCGCTCCGTAACCTACTGAGTGACGGGGAGGGAGGACTGGCCTTTTACGCCTACCTCCCTCCCCTGATCTCATTTTTTTTTTACCCCTACAGCACCCCCTCCTACAGCGATGACCAGCCTCCCAACTCCTGAAGGTTTTGAAATCCCAGAGGGCACGAAGGAAGGTGACACCTTTGAGGCCATGGCAGAACTCCGGCTTGACGCTGGCGGCCGCCTAACCCTCATCAGTCTGGAAGGCTGCGATTGCGAGATGGG